TCATTTGATCGCCTCCAACAGCTTGCAAGCTGCGAACTCGTGCGCATGCTGACCAGCCTCACCGGCCCGCTTCACAAGACGCATCATCTTGTCCTCCGGCAGAGTCACAAGGATCTGCCTATCCGGCGGCGGCTTAGGTTTACTTACGGCCATACAACCGCTCCCACCAATTCGGATTAGCGTCACGATAAGCATTACGACCCGACCAAACAGTTGGGCGTGGCTGCACATACGGCTCGCAACCGACCACCCTCAGATGAGGATTGCTTCGAGTTAGACGCGCCAAAGCCTCAGCTCTAGTAAGCAGCCGATTCGAATAGACAATCCAAGGCTTGCCTTCCGTCACTTCAATCCACCAGTTCTTACTCCGGGTCATAGTCGTAGTCCTCCCAAGCCAGCAACTCACGCTCAGACCCCTCCAAAACGCCCGTAACCGAGTTGTACGCAAGGAATCCCACAACATTCGGATCAACACCCGCAGCCAACAAGGTCGCGGCCACAGCCGAAGTCAGCTCAACCAAACGGCTCTTAATTGGACCGCTCACAATACATCCCGATCAAGCCAATGCCACTGCATCCGATGCGGAAGCGCACACACGTTCAGCGCGTCCCGAATCTCACGCGAAACATCACCCACAGTCGCCGCATCAACCAACACTCGACCAAACCCACAGCCCTTCGGAGCCTTAAATTCCCGCGTCGAAATACTCAGCCATTCACAAGGATTCAAACCAAGGGCTTCCCCGACCTCGATACATGCCGGGTGAGTGCCCGCCAGGATCGCGCCCTTAATCAGGCTCGACCGCCCATGGCTTGATGGGCGGTCGAGCCATGGGCGCGTAGGACGCTTCCACGAGTACGGATGAGGGTTGGTCCAAGTCTCGATCACACCACCATCAATCACACCGGCCTCAACTCGCTAGAACGCTGCGCACGCTTACCCCGCGACGTAGCCCGACAACCCTTGCTCTTACAGCGGTACATCTGATACAGGAAACCGCTTGTCGCGTAAAACTTTACGCCATCACGTTTCAAGTCAGTGCCATTGCACTTAACGCAATGCAGCAACTCGTCGTCGTTGTCCTCATACAGAGACAGATTCAGCTTTGACCAGGGCAACCAGCGTTCCATGAGCCGGCCCGTAAGAACCGTGTCATGCTCGCAGTACTCGCGCATGACCTTCTGGGCTGCCCGACGCTCCGCACGTGTCCCGTACCGAATGTCATGCCACAAATCGGTTCCACCGTGCGGAACCTTCCGGTCGCCCAGGTAGATTCGTGACGACCAATCCAGTTTCAGGGACAACAAGCCCTGCTTGAACTTCTGCTTAGTCAGTTTCACAAGGTCGAAACTCTTGTAAGGCGTTGGCGGGCCTAGTTTTAGGCGTTCGAACTCAGCGTTAAACCATTGCAGGTCGAAACGATCACCGTTGTAGGTAACCACGATGTCAGCCTCATTCAGCAGCTCCCAAGCCGCACGAATCATCCGGTCGTATGCATCGCTGTCAGCATCATCCCAAGCCGCATGAAAGATCACCTTGTCAGATCCGCGCCACTGCGCGGCGAAACACAATATGCGAGACGGCTTTACAACCCTATCGATGTGGATGAAAGGCTTGTAGAGGCTGAACGTTTCAACGATGGCGCGTTGCGTCTCGATATCAACGGTCAGGATCTTTGCGGCCACTAAACGCCCCCAACGTAGGCCGGGGCATGCACCCCATCCCCAGATCCGAGACCTATCCCCAGATGAAAAGTTCCAGCAGCCTTGACAACCTTGTCCGCTTCGGCGCGTAAACGGTCAATCTCAAAGTCAATGAAGATCTTAGCTTTCTCCAAATCTTCAATCCGCGCGTCAACTGTCACGCCTTTGTTCTTGCCGTCCATTCGGGTACTGCGCGCCACGTACTGCACGGCCTGCGCACCAGAACCAGTCAACTTGCCTGATACTGCAATCAACTGAACGTCGCCAAACTGGTAGTACTTAGGCGATGTCGCGTCTGACATTCAAGAATCCCCCCACCCTGCGCAACACATCGCAGAACCGAGTGATCGGGTCCACGGAACGCGGCAAGGCATTAATTAGGTGCAGAGCCAACATGATTGGCACCACACGAGCGATTACAGGACGGCTCACTAGGTAGCGGTCCCATCCCTCGCTTAGAAGTTCGTTAACGGGAGCGGCAATCTCGTAGGCGATGATCACGCCCAGTAAGGCCGACCATGCGATGTCCGCTGGTCTCATCCCACACCCCCTTTTAGAAACGCAGGCAGCGGCCAAGCTGTCCCAATCATCACTTGGCCGTGCCCACGCGGTGCAGCCAGAACCGGCAAGCGGGCGCACCAAACCCTCTATGGCCTTCGTAAACGTGCCCACGCAAGGTCTTGCCGAACCTCACGCAGTTCATCCTCAAGCGCTTGAATCCTCCGCGCCGCCTCAACCTCTCCCGGAAAGAGGTCTGACAGGGCCTCGACAACTTGATTCGCCGTGTCGGCGTACCCGTTCGAATACCGAACCCTCGACAACGCCCATTCGACTCTGCGGGCAAGCCTGTCCTGGCTCGTCACAGAACCTCCGGCAGCTCAACCACCGGGTCTATTCCCGCGCGACAAGCCCTGCAAATTCGGTTACCCGACCCCCACACCTCGGTATTCTCCGGCGTGTACTCATGATTCCTACGGCACGTGTCATACCGCGCAGGCTCATCATCCGACTCGACATGCCAACACAGATTCTCGGCACGGTTATCGGAGACGTCACCGTTTTTCCACTTAGGTGTAGCACCTTCAGGACGGGGGCCAACAAACGCGTTCAACACCAAAAGGTGAACATCACGCGGACGCCCTTTGATCTTTACGCGTCTCCGGCCCCGCTCATCCGTCCATTGAGAAAGAGTTTTACGCTGACTTATTACTTCCGCTTGGTCGCTGACCTTATAGCCAGTCTCACCAACAATTTCAGCCCACAATTAGATACACTTCTCCCAACAGAATTATTGTAGCAACAAACCAAGTTCCCTTTACCGAGTTGCCATCGCCGCCAGAATATCCCCCACTTTGTAGCTTTTACGCGCCCCGACTTTCTTGCCGGAATACAGCCCGTCACGCTCCCAGTTATAGATATCCCAGACGGTGACCGGGTGGCGGTCTGCAATGGATTTCGCCGACGCCCATTCATTGACATCAACAATCTCGTTATTGCAGACCCACCCTTGCCCCCAGGCACGCATGCGGTCATCTACCGACTCGCAGGCCGCAGCATCGACAAGCGCCAAACTTTCCCGGTACATGTCGATGATGCGTACAAGCCGCCCTACGCGGGTGTCTTTAGGCCATGGCCACAAACCCGTCACTTAGTAGAGAACCGTCAGAGGATCAGGTACCCGCTTGCGCTCGCGACGAAGCTCGGCCACCCCGACTACTAGCTCGATGAATGACCCGACCACCGTAAGCACAGCGCCTATGCGCGCCCACTTCACGCTGCCGCCTCCAAGTCCTCTTCACCCTTATCGAGCATCTTGGTTTCATGCTCAAAGAAGATCGGAGACTTCGCCTTAAAGATGTGCGGCACCTGGCCCTCCACACGGACACAAATGCCCTCATCCACCGAAAGCGGATCGGAAAGCGGCAGCGCAGCAGGATATTTGTCCGCCAGATTCCTATCAAGGTAAGCATCCACGTAAGCCCTGGTAAGCATTGGCTCATCCTCCGCCTCCGCAAACTCATCGAGCATATGAATTACCGGCACCGTCTTAACACCGATCGCAGCGCAGAACTGCTCCACGCCCTCCCAAGACAGATCAGCGATGACACCCTGACCATTCACTGTCGCAACCCGGTACACGTACAGTTCGCGATCACCCGGCAGCAAGTTGTAGGTGTAGCCCTTCTGGATTGGCTTCTCTTCACTCTCCCAGCCGATCAGCTCCCCGTAAACAATGAAGTTCTCCGGGATCAGCCCCTCAAGCCGCTTCGCGTAATCGGCCCAGATATCCGAGTCGTAGTAATTGTTGTTCTCAGACCGGCCCTTAACGACCCGGCGGGAACCCGCGACATCCTCAAATGCCGTATCCGGGGTAGCGATTCGCAGCCACTTGTTAACCACAACCCGCTCAAGCCAACCCTTATCGCGGGCGGCAGGAACCCGGCCAATACGGATGCTCGTGCCGTGCAACTTCTGAGTCACCACAACCCGTTTAGGCTCCCGGAACACATGCCAGTTCCTAAACAGATGCTCGGTATCCAAATGCATGGGGAATAGCTTCTGATCGACCCGCTGACGGATCTTCGGCTGCCCCGGCGCGCCCTGTGCCCGCTTGCCCGGAATCTCGTACTTACGGCAAATCTCATGACCGTTCAGGGTGTCGAACGTGTCCCCCGCCTCAAGCTGAGACACGTCAATGCCCGTGTATGCCAGCGACTCAAGCGGCATGAGCAGCGCACTAGAGTTGTTCTTACGCAGCCGGATTGCCTTTACGCGGCGGTTAGCCTCCAAGTAGCCGGCCTCCGCGCCGGCATCATCGTTAAGCGTCGGCTCACGGTGCAGGTTGTTTAGGCGCGCATACTCTTCGGACAGCTGAGTTTCCGCGACGAACAACACCCGCAGGTCTCCGGCCTTGGTGCCTTCCTTCTGCGTGAGCACCTGGTACCCGAACATTGGGATTGCGACCAGGTTGTCTAGGCCCAGAACCGATAGAGGCTCTGGTACCCGGACGACAACCGCCGCGTAATTCACATTCTTAGGTGTTTCAAACTTCACTATTTACCCTCCCGCAAAACACTAAATTCAGGACTCAGCAGCCGGGTCAAATGCGAAGAAGACATAAGCTCCCCGTACCACACGTCAACCGCTAGCCAGCTGTTGTACTTTTACAGTCCCAACCGGAAATTGATTTAGTCTGTCTTCAAAGTCCATTCCGTTTAGAAAGGTGCTTCGTCCTTAGACGGCTTAGCGTTGCCCCACGGATCGTCATCCTCACGCTTACGACGAGCCAAAGCCGCAGGACCAACAAACTCCGCCTCAATCTCGTAAGAACTGCGCTTCTCGCCGTCGCGGTTCTCGTAAGGCTTCTGCTTAAGCTTGCCCCAGACCCCAACTGTGTCACCCTTACGCAGCTGCTCGGCCGCGCCCTCCGCATATGCCCGCCAAGCGTTGACCCGCAGGAACACGGTGTCTTCATCCACCCACTCACCAGATTGCTTGTCGTACCGCCGAGGAGTTGACGCGACCGTGAAGTTGGCGACGTGGACGCCGGAGGGCAGCTCGCGTAGCTCCGGGTCAGCGGTCAGGTTTCCGACAATGAATGTGTAAGTATCAGGCATTGACAAGCTCCAATTCGTTAACGGCAGGCAGAATCTTGCCGACCTTTTTTGCAATAAATTCCAGACCAGACGGCTTAACTTTCGTAACCCGCGAGGTGCCGATAATGTCGCCCCTCTGATACGAACCGGCCACCACTTTGAAGTGATGCGCATACTCCTGGTATGGGGTGTTCTTCATGCCACCCCATGAAATGAGCACGTTCTTATCACGCAGCATTTGGAACAACCGGTTTTGGCCAATGCCAAGGATCTTGCCCACAGTGCCGATGCTGTACGAACCGTCCGAGTCCATGAACTGCTCGTAGGCGGCGACCTTAGGCGCGTCGATAGCCGCCTGTGCCTGTAGCTCGGTTGTCTTAGCTTCTGCCTCTATGCGCTTAGCGCGCTCTGCCTTGGCGACATGCGCAATCTCGATCAGCTTGTCGAGTGCTGTATCAGGGTCGGCTAGGTCTACTTCGGCCTGTGAGCCGGGTTGGATGTATGCACCACCCGTCTTCCGGATCGTCGGCAACACCTCATGGGTGATCCAACGCTTAAATAGCTTGGCCTCTGGCTTGCGGCTCCGCAATATCAGTGAATACAGACCCGACTCGCTCACAACGGAAAACAGCTGGTCACCGCCAGGGGTCGTCATAGTATGACGCCCCTTCTCGTCTGAATCGAGCGCGGCTAGCGAGCGATGCGGCTGCTTAATATCCAGCACTCCGCATACATCCACTGCGATAAACCAAGGTTCGCCGTCGATAACTTCGACCCGGACCGGTTGAGCGCCGTAACTAAACTTGCTAATCACTACTTCACTCCCTTGCCTTTCTAATGCAATAATCTTCATATTCCTTCTGTGTCAAAGTGGTTGCGCAATCCGCATTCGTGCACATAACGACACCCGAACCGACCCACGCACCCAACGTCGGCAAATCACACTCAGGACAAGGAGCCCGACGCCGCTCCCAAACCTTGCCCAACCCCACAATCCCGTCAGCCTGCGAATGCAACCCACGAACACGCAACGCAAACGGCACACCATCGATAGACCCATTCCAAGTAACGATGTCCCGAATACGCGCCTCTGGCCGAATAGACAGGACCGACAGCGCGCTATCGATAGCGTTAATTAAGTCCAGGACACGCACGTTCAGCGGTGACGACGGTTCCGAACTTCCGCCTACCCGCTCACCACCAGCACCAGAGCCCTTAGCTTTGAAAGACTCCAATGCGCGGCGATACTCCGGCAGCTCAGACCAGCATTTCTCAATGTCGTCAATGCAGCGGGGGCACAGCCCTGGCCGCACGACCACCGCTGGACCTGTAGATGTACGTGCTACGCAGTACTTCCCGGACTGGCAATGGTTATCCATCCTGCACCTTTTTCTTGCGTTCCCGATAGGCGCTCTTGGCTGCCAATCTGCATGCGCGGCAACGGAATGTGCCAGGTGCATGCGGGACAGCTTCGGCGTTATCTCCGCTTACCTCGTGTAGCCGCTTGCGACACAACCGCGCCGCCGACTTGTCACGTAGTTCGGTGCGATCCCATTCGTCTAGACCACCCCAAACGCCGTAAACCTTTTCGCCCGTGCGGTTTTCCCAGGCGAGGGCATAGTCAAGACACTCCTTAACTACCGGACATCCCTGGCAGATGGCCTTGGCAGCTTCGGTAGCGACGGTTCCCCGCGTCTTAGGAAAGAACGCGCCGTCATCGTCAACGCCCTTGCATGCCGCTCCCGGTAGATGAGGTATGTCCTCTATCCCGAATGTTGGGGTGTGCTTGCGCTGGTTGATATTGATTCCGGATAGAACTGGTTCGTTGTTTCCGTTTAGCGTTCCAAGGTCGCTTCTAAGCGGGCCTGCCCTCACGCGGCCTCATTCGACATTCTCACTCACCTTAATTTCGATACGCGAATTCTTTGGTTGCGTTTGATCAATAGATAGACTTAATTTGGTTACCCATTTCGAATCGTCGCCAGGCCAAACACCGGCCTCGACCATGCCGTCCAATGCTGCTTTGGCGAATGGCCCGAGTGAGTCAACGTCTCGTCGTCTTTTGTCTGGAACAAACCAGGTGATTGCGACTTGCGACGGGCCTAGATTCTTTATTCCGGCTTGCCGGGTGAGCCAAGCAACGGCCTCCCCGACCTGTTGCTTGGCTTTCCGGACTTGCGGCCACGTCCACCTACGCTGATCGTTGGAGAGCATTGGTGGGCGTGTCATGGGCACCGTTATTTGGTGCTCCACCAACTATCCCTTAAAGCCGGGCCAATCCGGGTGCAGCAGCACCAGCTCTGTCCTTAGCTTTTCGCCCTGCCTCAGATAGATGATGTTGTCTTCGCGGACAGCCGCTATGTCTGCGCCCTCAAGGACGATTGTGTGGGTAGCGGTGTTGTACTTAAAGACCACGTGTGTGTCGGGGAGGCTGATCTGCATACCCTCTGGAGTGATCGCCACACCGCCGTTCCCGGTAATTACAATGCTGCCCATTACCAGTAGTCTCCGACCGTCTTTCGCCCGCCGCTAGAGTCCACCATTGCGTCTAGCGTGGCGCTGCCACCACCGCCGACATTCCAGTGATCGGACTGGCCTAGCGTCTCCCCTATGCCGGTCATTGCGTCGCCAGGAATGTCGGTACCGACACGCTCAGCGGAAACCAAGTCGTAGTGCGTATAGCCGTCCTCTTGCTCAGCGGAGAAGTGGAACCGCACGTCGATATATGGCATCAGAAGTCTCCCGGCTGGACCTGCAAGCACTTCAAACCCAATGCCCGCCAGAGATTCACAACCTGGTCGCGATCATCCAGCACAAACCGAACGTTGTACTTGCCGCGAATATGCTGGTTGAACAGGTCGTACTTCACCCGGTAGTCAGGCAGCTTGTTTCCGTTGGCGTCCTTAGCTCCGGTGGGCCGCATGTGCAGCTCGTCCCGATAGATGCAGTTGTCAACCAACCACTTATCTGTAGCCTCGCGGCACTCATCGTCTCGACCAGATACGAATAGAACGTGTGGCGGACCTTCTGGCGTGTTGTCCGCACCAGCGATGGTGTTAACCAACCAACGAACATGCTCATCAACTGTGTCCGTGTGTACCTGCGTGTAGTCGTACGGTGACCGGCCAGCCATGTGTGCAACCGTGCCGTCAATGTCCACGATGATTGCTTCCGGTAGCCCGTCGATCCATTCGACCGGCTCAGGTGTGAAGGTCTCAAGCTGAGTCACCTTGGGCCAGTTCTTAATCGGGTACCGCTTAGCCATCCGCTCAATCACATCAGAGCCCACATGACGCTCACCCCGAGCCTTACGCAACAGGTTGTTAGCGGCACACTTGAGCTGGCCGGTGTCAACGTCGATTACCTCGAACTCGGCTCCGTACTGCGCGGCCATCTTCTGCCACTTACGCAACCAACGCGGCTCCAAATGCGTAGCATCCACCACCACTGACGTACCCGACTTGAGCAGCGCATGTACCTGCGCACGCTCAGCCGTCGTCACCTGCTCTTCACACTCCGTCTTGCCGGTGTAGTGGTTGTCGTGCAGCATCTTCCGTAGGTCATCGCGACAGACCCGGACAGCGCCGGTTGCAGCGGCAATCTCTTTAGCCTTGGTGGACTTTCCGGAGCCGGGGTACCCGCGCATAGCGGTTAGTTTCAATGTCACTTATCGGCAACTTTCCGTGGATCACCACTGTTTAGATCCCGCTCAACCTCGGCAGCGGCAGCGCGCAGAGCGCCCAAACTGCGGTCGCGCCGACGGTCTCGCTCAAAATTGGCATGTACTAGCTTGGCAATAGGAATGGCCTTAAGGCGCAACCGTTCCGGCGTCGCTTCACCGTCAAACCATGAGGAGTGCTCCTCGCACACGAAAAGACCTATAAGCTTGATCTTTACGTGCAACCGAGGCGCGTTAAACGTTGGGTCGTACCGTACGCTCCACTTGTGAAATCTCGGCAGCTTGGGGAACTCCAACTGATCCGTCACTACTTCACTCACTCTTGCTCCTTAAGTATCTTGCGCACATCCGAAAACGTCTGGCGCTTAATGAATTCCCCGTCTTCCCACACCGGCTGTAACAAACTGTTCAACTCGGCGAAAAGACCTGCCTTCTCAACCAAAAACATCTGCCCACCAAATGCTTTCGACTTCCTTAGGACTGCCAGGCGGCCCGTTGCAGACTTCTTAGTCCCGTCATCGGTAACCGGGTCCTTAAGCAGATTCACGCCCCGACCGTCAACCTCAACCCAAGTCGCCTTCATCGCAGAACCAAACGTGTCCCGTGTGTTGTACTGGTACGTAAAGGAACCCACACCAAACACAACATTCGTAGACGCGTAGCCCAGTTTCTCCATGCGCGCCGTGATGGACCTAGCCCGATCCAATGTGATCGAATCACCATAGATCGCACCGACTTTAGAGTTCAGCTCGATGAACCCGGCGATGTTCTTGCGTCCACCGAAATGCTCGTAAAGCAGGCCAAGTACGCCCATCCACTGCGGCGAACCAGTGGGCGCATTCTCTTCACCGCACAGGATCGTCTCGGGGTCTCCCGAGTCGGGCCGGATGACCAGCTTGCCGTCGCGGGCACAAACCTTGTCCCTTAGCGCCGGTAGGTACTCAGTGAGCACCCGCCACAGATCGAATGTGTCTGCTACGACTGCGACCGTTCCAGTCGGATACAGGTCCAGGAGGCGCGAGAACGTCTCTTGCTCCCCCAGCGTCTCAATGCCCGTGCACATCACCGAATGTTCGGTAGCGGGCACGCTGGACGCCTGGTATGGCCCGCCGTAGTAGCGCTCAATCCAATCGAGCGACACCAGGGAGTCGGTACCCGTGAATGACAGGAGGTGCGCCGCACCGGACACCGCCGCCGACTCATGCGAGGACATGCCCCGATAGGAGAAGTCATGGCACTGCCAGTCGATATCGGTTGGGTCACCGCCGGTTCGCAGGGCCGCGGCCTCCAGCACTTTGCGGTACTCGTGGGCAATGGTCGCTGACGTGGACGCTTGCCAAAGGCCGGCGGATAGCCCTGTCTCAACAAAGTTGGTCAACCAGGCGAAATCAGGGTGCGTGTTCTCTACCGTGAATGAGGGCACACCGATGGGAACTAGCGTGCCCTCGGGGACTGCACAGAATCGCAACGGCAGATATCCCAGATCGTGCAGGCTTGCGATGTGCTCTACACCGATTGCAGATGCAGTCTCAGCGCCTAGCACTTGAGTCAGACGTGCCTTGTAGAACGCAATGACCTCGGGTGCCGCAAAGAACGGCGCGAACTCATCCATCAGGTACCGCTGGATGTAAGCCTGCAACCCGAAATGCACCACCTTGTCAACACCAGGGATTCGGCTCTTGCGGTTGGTGTAGTTCGAGTAGACCCGTGTGACGTTTCCGCTTAGCGCGTACTGCCTGCGGTGGTCCAGTTTGTATGCGTCCGTGTGGAATAGCGGAGCCACGGGCGCGTAGTCAACACTCACTTGGATAGTCCATTTCTCATAGCGTTGAACATGATTGGGAAAGTCGGAACAATCGAGAACGGCCTAACCGCACCCGTGTAAGCGCCAGGGTGGGAGTCCGTGGTGTAGATCCGCCCGTAGTGGTCATGCAGCTGACCGGACTTGCCGGAGAAGATGCCGTGCGTAACCCACAGGTCGAGCTGATCCTTTGGCAGGTTCAACATTTGGGCTAGGCCAACGAATGTGCCGCCGCCGTCACAGATGTCATCGACAACCAGGTAGCGCCAGTCTTTAGGCGTGGCACCGAGCATCCGCATCCCGGTAATCCGACCCGTAGCGAAATCGCGTTCCTTATCAGCCCTCACCGCCGGGCAGCCCAAATGCGCGGCGATGGCGCTAGCGCGCGGCAGTGCCCCCTTGTCTGGGGCAATCACAGCGTCATACCTGCGCCCCATCAAGGCCCGGTCAATCAAGGCGGTCGCATCCAGTTCGATCACGTTGTTGTATGGCTTAACCCCAGCTTCCGAATGCCCATCCACAGCGATAATCTTTTGTGCGCCAAGCGAGTTGGCAAGCCACGCATAGGCCGCAGCACCCTTAGGTGTGCCACGGTCAGCGCGAGCAGCGGGCAGGTAGGGCAGCATGAGCACGAACGGCTGCATCCTGTATTGGGCGTGTGTGGCCAGCAGCGCAGCCTTAACCAAATCGTTTGGGTCAGCGCCGCGCACATCCGCAATCCATGTCACCCGACTATTCGGGTAGGTGTGGATGTTCCTTAGATGCCATTCACCGCCCGGAAACTGGAAAGGTTCAGCGACGTTACTAAAGGTTCCCCGACCCTGCACGTAAGCTTTGAAACTAATTGTCACGTTCGTATTCCTCTTCGCATTCCGCGAGTGAACCGTAATAAATCTCGTCCTCGCATTGATCACAGATACCGTTGCTCACGCGGTAGGCGTATCTTTCGCATCGCAGGCAAATCACGGCAGTGCTCCAATTTCGCCCTTAGCCCATTTCTCTAATCTGGATACTCGTTCTTCCAGGCTCGGGCCGTCCGACGACTTGAGCCCATATACCAACTCCAAAATCGAATCAGCCGCAGCCAGGCAAGAGGTCTCGCTAGGGCTGTATTTCGTTCCCGCTGCAACTTCCGTCCGGGCGTTAAACACCAAGGCCGTATGCTTGTAGATAAGCGCCGATATTAGGTCTCGGTCACTGCTTTTCACTTCCCTCGGCTTCTCGCCATTCGCCCGCCGCGAAAACATCAGTAGCACCTCCAGGAACTACACTCGGAACCCATTCATCAAGACACTTCACAAACACAGGGCACGACAAACACACGTCCTCAAGCTCCAATAGATCCCTATCGGAAAGCTGCGAACGCGCCTTGGTGAACCTGTCATCCCCGTGACATACAGCGGCAGACTGCCAATCCTCCGGCCTCTGCGACATGAGCCGTTGAAGATCCCGGCTCATTGCGTTATACGGGCATAATTTCCCTCGAATTGCATAACGAGGTCTCCCAATTTTCCCTGCCTATTCTTGCCTACGATCATCTGCACAAATCCGGGGTCGTCTTCATCTGTGTGCAGCAGAATCACGCAATCCGCGTCCTGTTCAATCGCACCCGACTCGCGTAGATCCGCAATCGTCGGCGCGCGAGGCTTGCCGTCCTTAACCGGCCCGCGATTCAACTGCGCAGCCACCACAACCGCCGCGTTCAACTCACGTGCAGCCATCTTGAGCGTGCGGCTAAAGTGCGCCACCTGCTCTTGTCGGGACACCCGCTTATCGGATGGCTCGATCAGCTGCAAGTAATCGACCACCAACACATCAACCTTGCCCCGAGCGCGACAGTGAGCCACGATCTGCTCAACCGTGATCTGTTCTCGGTCAACGATTTGCAGCGGTAGCCCCTTGTTCTCTTCGGTGAACTTGGCCACCCGATTCGATGCCTCAATGTCCAGTCGCCGCCGCGCCAGATCCGTAAGGTTCACATCCGCGCCCTGCGCCAGAATCCGCGTCATAACCTCGTTGGCTGACATCTCAAGCGAGATAACAACCGACTGAAAATCGCGGTAGGCGACGAACTGTGAAAGCTGCGTAGTTGCAACGCTTTTACCGACTCCCGGTCTCGCTGCGACCACATACACTCGGCCACGTTGTAGACCACCGTTCAGGCGGTCATTCAGACCTGGCCAAGGCGTCGGGATGGGCTTACCGGCTTCACCCTCATACCAGGCATTCCACGATGTGACGAGCTGGTCAAAGTCCTGCGCGGACTTCTCTGCCTGTTGTACATCACGAAAGAACTTCTCGGCCTGCGCAACCATCGCGTCCATGTCCTCGACCGGGACATCGTTAGACGCCAATTGCCTTAGCCGCACACCTAATTCGCCGAGACGCCGCAGCCGGGCCTTACCCGCAACAATCTCCGCGTACTGCAACCCAAACTCGGGGGTCGGCACCGTCGATATCAGCGTGTGCAGGTACGGAGCGCCGCCGACCTTGGTTAGCTTCCCCGCTCTGTCGAGCTGGGCCGCTACTGTCACCGGGTCAACGTCAACGCCGGAGAGCCAGGTATCCACAATCGCCGTGAAGACGACCCCATGGTTAGGCCGGTAGAAGTCGTCAGGCTTCAAAACCTCGGAAACCTCGGCTAAGGCTTTCTCGTTGAGCATCATCGCGCCCAACGCGGACTGTTCCGCTGTGATGTCTTTCGGAATACGGTCCTCGTCCGTCACTTAACCCTTTCTTTAACCTCAAGTAGCCAATTCTTTTGGGCCTGCCGGATGCACTCACGGCGCGTATCAGCGCTCAGGCCGCTAGGCAGATCGGGGACCGTGAACACAAACCCAAATGGCTTAAGCGGGGTTACATCCCCGGTACGCCAGCAGTCCCTAAGCACGTTCAGCAGGGATTGGGTGTGCTTGTGGGTATTCATCGCCTGCGACACCAGCGACGGCAGCAAGGCCGGAGATAGATCCTTTTCCGTCCACAGAATCAGGCCACGCTTGACGTGTTCCAGGTCGATACCCTCCGCGATCAACTCGGCTGCACGCCGCGCTAATTGCTTACGGATAGCGGATGGATGCTCGACCGGCACAACCTCACGCACCAACGCCCCGGCAGCGGTGTCCGGTTCTACGTCATCGTTCCAATGGGCGTAGTCCTTCATCACATATCCGGAGCTGGTCTTTACCCAAAGCCGTTCACGCACAAGAGCGTCAATCTCTTCCCTTGTGCCTAGCTCCATGGCTACGGACTCTGAGACGTGGCCGGCTGTCCTGTCGTATCGGCAGCGCGAGTTTGCGCGCGCCCACAGCCCGATTGCTGCATTCCCAGCCGCTTTGGCTTTGGGGTGGTTCCAGAACTCCCGGTGAATCCTGCCGTTATCACTCACTCTTCATCCCTTGCCTTGAATCCAGCGCAAGCTGGCCACCAGGCCCGAACGTCGGACGATTCGGACCCTGTTTCACGCGGGTAAGTAACCCGTCCTCCCGCCTCTAGCGGGATTAGGCATTTCGGCCACCGTCTCATCACCCGGTACACGCAATCCCCGCATTTCAGACCTTCGCCTCCCCGGACACGGGCGGCCTGGTCGTGCAGCCTTATCGACTTACCTAACGGGTGCTCGCCCCTCGCAATGCGTGTCTGAATCAGCCGTTTGCGTCGCTCACTGGCTGTGGACTGTTCTGGTAGGGGTGGAACCACGTAGGCGTCATCGGGTACTTCAAATAGTCCAATCTCGGTCATCAGAAAAGAACCTCTTGAGTCACGAGGCTGCCGAATTTGGTCAGCAGCACCCAATCTGAACCGCGCCTAAGTAGCGGCACCTCTGCCGGTTCCTGCCAAGGCCGCACATGGAAACCCTCGATAGCCGCAGCATCCGGGTTATGTTCAATCCAGCCATGGCAACCCGTGGTGCCGGAGCCGCACACGGCGACTATGTTTTCTGGACTCCACGGGCCACCCTGACCGCGTTTCTTGCGGTGATGCATAGACAGGGCTCCGGAGCGGCAGCAGCGCTCACAGAACCCCTCAGAGCGTTCTTGAACTACCTTGCGGCACTGCTTTTCGTTCAAACCTTCTTATCGATCAGATCGCTAAGCCCGGTGATCTTCCCAACCAGAGCCTTAGCCGCCTCCGCGCTGATCAGTTCCGTGACACGATCACAAGTACTTTCGAGTTTCTTGACGGCATCCGGGCCGTGCAAGTCCTTGCACTTAGGATCGTTGACGGTGTTGGACATCAGCTTAAGAGCCATCGTCACGATCAGCGCCTCCGAGGGCGTCAGTTCCACCTTGAGCTTGACCATTTGATTAAAGTCCTTTCGTAGTTAGTACCGTCAGCGGCCAGAAACGTTGTATTCCTGCGCAATTAGCCGCGCCGACGTTTGCAAACCGGACAGCTCAGACTCCAGGTCTGATTTCTTGTCCTGCGCGTATTTCATGGTGACCTCGGCGGTATCCATGGATTCCCATAGCTCGGCGTTAGCAAGTAGCGCCTTGTCTTCGCGGTCCGCGCGGGTGCCCTGCTCTGATTGGCGAGACGCCGCCAACCCGAGCTGATAGGCCCGCTTAGCGGCCAAATACTCGTCGCGAGCTTGCCGAACCACCTTGGTGCCCTTGGAAATAAAGGCCACCACATCACGGATACGCGACTCAATCTCAACCGGATTAGTCGGTTCCGCCACTAGATCACCTGCACAGGCTCTTTATGCCACCTCCGGCGAATCTGACCCCAACTAAGGCAGCTCGCGCACAGAAGCAGGTGGTCCACGAACCCGACTGCGTGCGTGGCCTTGCGGCCACACTTGTTGTCGCAGTCAGGTCCAAGCGACGGTTTCCACCAGTTGCTATTCATCGAGTGTCACCACCCCACCCACAAGAGCAGCCGTGAACGCCTTAACCACATCAGCGGTAGCAGTCTTCAACGACTTGCCCGCATTGTTCTTAGTGAACGTTGCCGCAACCCGTTCTAGATCCCACTCATTCTCGGCTGCAACGGCCCTCAAGTCGTCTCGTGCCTTATCGGCAGCAGACGGTGCCTTAGCCTTGGCGGGTGCGGCAGCCTTAGCGGCAGGACGTGCAGACGTGGCCCGCTCATGCGACTCGGCATCAGGATCGGGATCACCAGTCGGAATCATCAACGCCTGCAACAGGAATGTCCGCAGCGCCACTGATTCGGCCTTAGTCATCGCCTTATCGCCGGAATCGGCAGCCTCGCCGTACGTGACGCCGCCGAAATGATCGCCTCGTGGCCCGAATACGGTGAACTGCACCTTAGCGATGCGGTTAACCATCTTGCCGCCCTTGGCGGTCTCGTACCGTTCCGCTTCGTGCTCGATAGCGATTGGGACCACCGTCACGCCGTGCTTTCGGAGCACCGGGCCAACCGCGTCCATTACTGCATCGATGCCACGGAAGTTGAAGCCCTGCTGCGCGTTCCGCGACTCCTTGCCGATGGACCTAACCTCATCCATAACCCGGCCCCACGCCTCATAGACGGTCGGGGTCGGGTCGTAATGGGCCGGGTCTTTCAGCTTGTTTTCAAGCTCATCGAGACGCCAAATGATCGCCTCGTAAGTAACTTCTTCTTTCACTTCATCGTCGGTCAAAATCTTCCTATCCTGTGCCGCTAAGTGCGCACGTTCTATCAGCGTGGCTTACGGCTACACCCCACGCGTGACCGGAGTCTTGAAGGAATTGCACCCGCCTCAACCAGGCTATTTCCCGCCAATCAAGGGCAAGCCCAAGGGGCGTCACTAGATGCCCAAACGCAACCTGATTACGTTGATTGTGTTCGAATGCTGGCCCGATCAGATCGGCCCCCCACAAGGCGTGCCCGATAAGGCAGCTTGGTTTACCTTTCACTACATATCTGCACGCAACACCGTTGTTGTCATAGACGAACTCGGGGTAAGACGCCGCCTTTTCTCGTACCAAACGAATTAGGTTCTCACCAATTAGAGACATCAGTTCACTCCGCCATAATCCAATACGCCACGACCACACCCATAAGGAATGCGGCCAAAATTATTTCTCCGAGTAAGCCCATAGCGCATCTATTTCCTTGTCAGCTTCGGTAGCTTGCGAGCCTCGCGCACCTGTACCGCCAACTTGGCGTACTCCCAGCCCTTATTTAGATCAAGCCAATACAGATTGGAGCGGGGCCGCACATCCCGAATAGGCGTATGCACCAGCAAGCCCTTGCTTTGATCACATTTAATAGGCGTCCGCTTACCGGTCTTCTGGTCATACAGGACGCTCCGCGACGCAATCGCAACCTGAATCGTGACCTTGAGCGGAAAATCAGGCTCACTAGAACCCGTCTTATCGTCAGCCGCGTACACAATGCCAGTGGGTCGATGCAACAAGTATCGGTCCGGGTTACCGGCACTCTTCAACTCGTCATTAACCACGAACGGCTCAATAAGCACCGGGTCGAACTCTTCAATAGCCGCCTGGCGGGCTTCAATCCAAGGCTCAAGCTGTCGTGGCACATACTGCGGCTTGCGGCCCTCGTCTAGAACCTCACAGAGGCCATGGAACGCCGTACCTAACCCGCTCGCATCTTCCGAACCGCCCAATGCCTGCGCACTCGCTACCAACTCTTTTAGCGGCTTCTTGCCCTCGGGTACTGCCCAAGGATCTTTGTGTGCGGACACCAGGTGTGCGGCCTGCGCGAACAGAGCTTCTGACTTCACAACGCCCATAAGCGCTCTAGCAGCTAGCCAGTCAGACAGATTGCCCTTGTCGTCAAGAGTGCCGGCCAACGTCGAGATGCGCGTGTAGCCCTCTGCGTTAATCGGGGTCTTACCGCCCGGCTTATAGCGCAGCGGCTCCCCATTCTGCGTGATATACGGCCTACCCCAGCGGTCCCTAACAATGCTGTGGTCAGTCAAAATCCCCCACAGTCAACCTAAGAATCAAACGTAACCCCCTCTAAAATCATTCACCCCAGTTGCGACTGCCTTAGACCACGCATCAGCGTTCACAATCGTCACTGTCTGACCCTTTTCCACATACAAAACACCGGCCTCTACCCGCGCCGATTCAGCGGAATAAGCTTCCGAATTTCCCTGGTAGTCGAACACGCGAATTGTGCCGTTCACTTAGGCCCCTTAATTTCGAGAACCACGGGAAACATGCCCATGAAACCATTGCGGTATCCGCCGGTCTTAAGGTCGTAGACCTTGCCTTGCTCAAGCCGCGCCCACAGATCCCATGAATTGAAGGAACCTACTTCCCAAGCGTCATCAACAGAGAAAGCACCGCAACTAGTCGATAGCCGATTCTTACGAGTAGTGCTGGTGTGGCCATTGGACCCCGACGTGTCGTAGAGGGTGTCTTTAGACAGCACCGTGCAGTCCCGGTGCCATTCCTGGTTGCTCGTCGCGCAGGCGGAGGCAGAGATGCCCAATGCCGCGCAGATGGCAGTGATTGCAGCTGTGCGCCACATGTGTACTCCTAAAATGGTGTGCAGATACGAGAAAACCCGGCCAGCACCCCCCTAGGCTGGCCGGGTTAACCCGAAAATATTGTTAGGACTCACGGTTTGACAGGACACCGTTTGAAACAGTTACCATTTAACAGTTGATTTTAGATTGCTGCTTGTGTCCTCGACCGCAAGACTGGACCCGATTTCTTTCCTATATGCAAGGTAAAATATTGCTGTATGGGTCCACAAAGTTTAGAAACTGGGCGCACTCTATTTTTTCTGAAAATGAAAGTTGAGTGTGATTGCTGTTCGCGCCCACTAAATTCACCATACCCCAACTAGGGGAACACTACCAACCCATCAAATTACGATGGGCTGATAGCGCGGTCCATTCACGACATCTCGCACCAATTCAGCGGGAGACTTACCCTCTACCGCCATTCCGAACACCGTGGGCGACAGTCCAGAAACCAGCGTCACATTGCCGTCATGGGCTAGTGCCGGGTAGTTACTGTTTCGGGCGTTGACGTTCCAGAACACGACGTGAGGCAGTACGAGCCCCGCAGCTGCGAACTCCCGCTTGGCCGTCTCAAAGATGGTGTCAACGGTGCGGTCGTTGCGGTAGAACCCGAACGCCGCGTTGAACTCCATATCCGACACCACGTAGAGAGTCTTGGGCACCTGGCCTGACCGCTGCCCCGCTGCCAAGATGGCCCGGAAGGCCGCATGCAGGTCTGTTGAGCCATACCAGCCGGTCGAATTCTCAATCGCGCGCATCCGATCCGCCAGGGTCTTGCCCGCGACCTTCTCAATCTTGGGGGTGGACGAGAAGGTCATGAAGTGATCTTTGTAAGCACCCTGATTGCGGTCCGCGAAATACAAAGCCAGCGATACCGAAACCGACATAGGCCGACCACTCATCGATCCCGACACGTCCGCTAGGACGATCCCATCGTTGCCGCGCGTGTAGTCAGGCAGATTCGCCCACAACGCATCCGCAGCCTGCGACTGACCGGCATTCACCATGTCATACAGCTCATACGGATACAGGGTCGCCGCGTTTACCTTGGCCTCGCCCTTGACAACCGAATCGAGGTAAGCCTGATACTCGGCGGGCGTGTGGCGATGGAACGCCTTAACGTGCGTCATGTGAGCGCGCGAAGGCAGCTTGCCCCAGTCAATCTCACTCCAACGCTTAGCGGACATGTCCTGCTCAAGCAGGCCGATGTGAGCCCGCAGCCGAGACAGCACCTTGCGGTACTTGCGCTGATCCAGGCCGATAGCCTTACGTAGATTTACCGCAAGATCCTTGCGTCCCTTGGACGTATCGGACGGCAGCCACTTGGCCAGCAGTGATACTGACTCGCCACGGTTGTACGCGTCGGCGTCCTTCACGAGCTGGTCGCCAATGATCTTGGCCATGCCACCTGTCACCGTCGAACCCTGATAAAACATGTCGTCCCAGCGGCCATACTCCGGAATGTGCTTAAGCACCTTGTCCATTGGGGTAAAGCCCAGGTCGGCCAAGCGCTTAAGGCAGGCCCGGAAGACAGCGCGCTCCCCCTGCCCTCCGCGCGCATCGCGCAGGTAGAACATGGTGCGGATAGCAGTCTGCGGGTCTTCCCGAAACGCCTTCTCGAAAAGATCGGCAGCCTTGTCGGGGGTGTCCCGCATCGCCCCGGCAGCCGCGAAGAAATCAACCACCGCGTTGAGACTCGACGCATTCGTAACCGCGCCATTCTCAGTACGGGTCAGGTTGGTCTCGCGGCTAATCTCCTGCAAAAACGTGGTCACGATCTATTACCTCCCCGAAGTTCTCTTTGTAGTCCTTAGCCGGTACGACGTGGACGTTTCCGGTTGATGGCACGTACACCAGATAGGTGCCGGGATAGACGACAACGCCCGTGCCCCGGAACCGGATTCGCCGTAGTGAGCCGTCCTCTTTGAACGTCACCGTGAGCTGCCCAAGCTTGCTCTTCTTCTCGCACGACAATGACAGCATGTAGGTCACTGCCCCAAGGTTTCTGCCGGTGACTTTGGTAGCCCATGCAACGTCTTTGGGCATGGGCACTGTCTGCACCAATCCTTGTGTCTTAGTTAGCTTTTTACTCATAAGGTTAGTCACTCCAATTGCAGGACAATCCACCTTTTCGGTAGTCCCGGTAGACAACGCATGTACGCGGAACGTTATCCACGTTGATATGCGCAACTGTTAGATCAGGGTCGGACGTGTTTGTGCGTTGGTCGCTGACATCACACCCGACTAGTAGGCCGGTGAGACCGGCAGCGACAACGCCACCGGCCACCAGCATCTTCGAACGCCTCACTTACCGATTACCGCCCTGCGGGACAACGTAAGTCGGCTGGTAAGGGTTGCCGCCCTGCGCAATCAACTGGGACTGCAAGTACGCCTCAATGGTTGGGAAGCCCGCAATCTCGGCCTGCTTCTGCAACGCCTGCTGCTTAGCCACCTCAGTCTGCGACTCCGCAGCCTTAACCTCCGCGTCGGCGGCAGCCTTCTTAGCGTTCGCCTCCGCGACGCTGGACTGCTCCTTATTGATTGCAGCCTTGAGGTTTCCGTCCATCGGCTCAGGCTTAAGCACCGTTATCTGAAAATTGGTGAAATACTCCTTGCCATCAGTGCGCGCCTTGGACGCGCCCGGAAGCCGTTCCTTAAGCACGTTCTGGAACTCCACACGCACCTTCTCGTCATTCCAGATCTGACGCCAAGTGTACTTCTGCGCCACCTGCGTAAGCGTCTGCTCAAGTGGTTGGCCCACAACATAATTGACCAACTGCACCCAACCATCCGACTGAGTGCCATCCGCATTCAGCCAACCCTGATACTTAGTACCGAAGTCCCGGTGGAACTGAGACAGCTTCTCGCAATCCGAGGTCAGGTCCATGGTCACAACAACCGGCACCTTAAGCTCAGCCGGTGCCTCCGCGCCCGACACCACAACGTAAGGCTGGTGTTCCGCGCCCTTTGCGCCCGTAGCGTCCCAACTGATCTGGCGCGCCGGATAACGGTAGATCTTGAAACCGCCAATCGGGTTGGCCTCCGAGGTTTCCGGCCCCATACAACCGATGATCTTTGGGGCGGTAGGAACAAACGCGTAGTCATCGACCTTAACTGCCGTTTGACCGGCGGGAATCTGGGTAGCGCAGGCGGAAAGCGTGAGGCCAGCGGCCACGGCGATACCGACTACAGCTGCCTTAGTGCGTTTCATACTTTGGATTGCCTCTCTAAAAATTGGTTGATTGTTGATTCGATTTGTTGTTGCCGTTTTTGGTCGTACTCGTCTTGCTCGCGAGCTAGGAGCATTCGGGCATGCTCTCGGCGTTCCTTGCGGGACAGCCACTTAACGGGATCGTTTAGCCCCGCGATAAGCCGTCCCCGTTCGCGCCATCGGACAGTGGCGTATATCGCGTAGCCGACGAGCGCGAGCAGAGCCAAGATGACTATGAGCACAAGGATTCTCACCGGCTACTCACCATCTGCCCCAAATCCTCGCGGGTAAGGAACATGGTGTTTCGTGCAATCGTGGAGTTATCACGGTCCAAACCGAAAATCTCGGTGGTACCGCCCTCGCGCTCAAGCCTGGCCCGGTAGTTGACGTGATAGTGCCCGTGAAAGAACAGGCTTGGCTTAGTCGCATCAACCACTTCGCGGACGAGGCCCCGATGAGACTCGGCTGCTAACAGGTCTTCGCTAGGGAACTCGTTACCCGAACCGATACCTGGAATCGCGAACCCGCGAGGCGCGTCATGGGCAACGATCACATCCACGCCGCCAGGCCGTGAAGCGTATTCGACCTGCTCACCGCTAAGCACCTCACCAGGCCACCAGTCGTGACCCTCGCGCCGCCACGAGCGGTCCACCGAATGTGCGCCACCTAGCGCCATCCACGTCATACCCCACCACTCCCAGCGGAAACCGCGAGGCAGATGCATGATCCGGTCTAGATCACCGAATACCGTTGGCTTACCGCCAGGTATGTTGCACTCGTCAAGCTGCGAATGATCCTCATGGTTGCCATCCACCCAGATCAGCCGCATGTCCAGCTCTTCAAGCAGTTGGTTAGACCCGAGCAGGTAGGCATAGGTCCGCTCCGATGGCGTCCAAAACCCGTAATCGCCAACATGAACTATCATGTCTGCGCCACTACGTTTGGCGTACTTAATGGCCTGCTCAGCCCAGTACGGGTTACCGTGCCAGTCCCCCGCAACCATTACCTTGTTCGGCTCCGTCACCACCATGTGACTAACCTCCATTTCACAATCCGACACCTGACGCACTCGCGTTGCTGCTTTAATCCACCCCCGGAAGGGGGCTCGGGCTTGTGCCATAACGTCCATTTGTGCCAACCAAACCGGCACCTATTCACCGCTCGATGACCTCGAACTGAGAATGTATTGGCGGGCCACTCATCCCCTTGCCGCAATCCGGCAGACGCCCCGCCTCAGAAGCCCATTCATGTAAATGAAGCTGATACTCTTCGCGGTACGCATGACCACACCCCAGCGGGCATTCAAACATTCCTTTACTACCTTTCCTAAATGGATAAACTCATTTCCACGGCTTCCGAACTGCGACCTTTCGGTGAGTGCCGCCCACGCACCCCGGAATTGTGCGATCCAAGGTCACCTGTAGAGGCTTAGAACCATCGCGGCCATCAAAGACCACTTGAATGCCCCGCTGTTTCGCCAAAGACGCCAGCGCACGGGTGTAATCAACCGGCAGCGGCTCACGCTTGTGAGGTGGATAACGAATAGCGCAATCCAGCCAAGCATTCAGAAGAATGCGGATGCGGTTTCTATCTGCTCGCGGCAGTTCACGTAACTTTGGACCTGTGGGTTTCCCAAGATTGATAGCCATTGCCCACCTCTCGATGAAGGGATTTAGAGAAATGAGTCGGCCGGGGAGCGGAAACCCGGTGAGTGAGGCAAACCCGTATTAAGCCCCAACACAAACAGGCGTATGACCACAAATAACGCCGTTTCCAATTAGGCTCGCTCAACCCGGCCGACTAGCTGCGCGCCGAGAATCGAACTCGGAAACACCCGCCAGTCAGCGTCCCTACCTTGTAATAGATAAGTAGCAAGGGTGCGGCAGCCATTATCTGCCCCGCGCATCCTCACTGTTAGGACTAACCGTTCTACCTCCGTATCTCAGCCACGGGATACGAGTCAAGGCATTGCGTCAGACGTGTAGACGCCGCCCATACCATCGGTTTGTGCCCAACAGTGAAAGCACACAATATTCATTGCGACCTAAACTTGGCGGCGAAACGCACACCCACCCGGTATAAACGTCACAGGCGCCCCGACAACGGGGTTACTTCGTACGGCCAGCTGTAAAAGTTTTTATGTGGTTGGTTGGATTAAGTTAGAGCGGATACGTCCACTCGGTCAGAAGTAGATTCACACGCGCCACAAGGCGATAGACTTTGATTTTTGCGATCCTTCGCGCTCGCGCAAACCTACTCCTGACCCCCATCCTCATATTTCAATTATCCCCCATTAAGGGGAACAATCGAAAACTCTCGTTTTTCAACAATCTCGAACCCGATGGGTTCGTCCAGATTCGGCCCAACCGGGATAAGGTTCACCTCGGCTAGGTTGTCAACAATGGCATCCGCGATTGCTGCAAGCTGGTCAAACTTGACACTCGGTAGCCATTCCTGAAGTTCGGCAGTGACCCGATGAACAACGTATCCGCGTTCGACGGGCTCGTTGGCGATTCCCGTAAGCTCCCGAATATCATTGATAGCGGTAAGAGCCTCGGCTAAACGCAACTCGGTTTCAATGTTCGCAAAGCCCATGTCACGAATCCTTATCTTCATCCCACGGAATAGTTTCCGCGCACTTCCTAATCTCTTCCATCGGAACCAGCACCTTGCGTCCGTACTTGCGTACAAAGATGCGTCCTGCTCGCCGCAGCTCGTCAAACTCGGTGAGTCCGAGTCCGAGCATTTCCGCCGCCTGCCTCCTGGGCACTAGCACCGGCTCGGCAGTGACCCTTTCGACTACCGCAGTCATCCGGCCCGCCTCACAGCCGCGATGCGTCGCGGCATCCGTCGAGGGTCGGTGATCAGGTTGTTGATTGGGACATTGAATCGGTAGGACATTGCCGCGATCAGCTTGACCGTTGGACGGCCCTGCCAGTTCTTTGAGAACGACCGGCGAACTGTCGTCGGCGCTTCATAAATCTCACGGGCAAGATCCTCGCGTGTCTCAATCTTGTTGACGGCCATCAGGTTTCGAACGTATTCGCAGTCCCAGTGGATGTCTGGTGTGGTCTGTTGCACGCTATCGACACTAGCAAGGCACTTTCCAAAATTGCAAGCATGTAACTAAAAGTGGTTGTGCCATGCCGTGGTGGAAAGTTCATAACCGCAGGTGCAAGATAGTTGCTCACAACCGAAAGTGGTTGTACGGTTCACGCATGCGCACAGACAGTCGAGGTAACGACATACAAGTTGCCCTGAGCGATGCCCTGGGGCGAGTTGTACAGAAGAACGAAATAACCGCCGCCCTCGGACTGCCCGCTGCCGCGTACAGCCGCAAGCTTGCCGTCCGAGCCGACTTCCCCAACTTTGAAGAGCTCACAGCTATCGCAAAGCACTTCGAACTAGTCCCCGCAGCCCTCCACTACGACTTCGGGCTCATTGACGACGAGGCCATAGAGTTCTTGCGGGAGCACCGATCCGGCCACCCTACGGTGACCACAAGACGAAAGGAGGTCACCAAGGCAAGTAGGCGAGAACGACGACTAGACACCGCAAAAAGAAAGCCCCCGTTATAACCGGGGGCCAAAAAACCAACCAACCAACCAACCCACACACAGCGGCCCCGGTGATAGCTAGGGACCAGGGCGCTGCGCACAAGACCAGCCACGGGGGCCGTTCTTACATGTCAGTACCGACGTTGATACTCGTTACCCTAATTACGCTCTGCCTAAGCCTGTGGATTCGGCGCGCCACATGGACGACCACGTACGAACGCGCCGCGACGATAAACCTACTCCTTCAAGGCATCGCAGTAATCCTCATGTCGCCGTGGGCCTCCCAGCACATCGGCATTTGGCTCCAACACATCACCGGCTGGGCCAACCTAGAGGACTACATAGCGCACGACGCCTACATAGTGGCCGCAAGCGCAGTCGCATACAACGCGTTAGGCCGCGTAGACGAAGGCCCATATCTCGAACGATCATTCAAGCTATACGTCGAAATCCCAGCAACATTGGCAATGCCGCTCATGCTGGTCACCTTCGCGCTAAGTGAAAGCACCGACCACTACGCTGATGACTTCCTCCAGCTGCCGACCGACTTCTGGTTGGGCGCGTACTGGCTCATACTCTGCCTAACCCTTGTCCACCTGCTCGGCTACGGATGCAAGATGCTCGCAATACTCCGCGAGGACCCGCGTTCAACCTTGGTGGCCGATGCCTACTTGGTCTCGTGCCTCTGCGGCATCGCGGCCAGCCTTATCCGCGTACTCATCTCATTCACCCCCGGCATTCCCCCAGCAATCGGCAGCGGAGCAGTCTGGCTGCTCGCCTGCGCATGCGGGGCCGGATTCGCAGTTACCGGCGCAGCGTCATGGCTGGGAAAAGATAAAGAGAACGCCGAGGCCGCCGTTACCGACGACCAGCCGCCACGACGACCCGAGCCCGTGTAGGGCTTAGGGCACTAAGGCATCAAGTCCCGCGACCGACTTGCGCAAAAACCCCATATCGACCTTTTGATAGTGCCTGGTAGTCAGAATGTGGGCGTGACCCAAGAACTCCTGAATAGCCCTGGCATCTACGCCATCCTCCATGAGTTGCGTCGCCGCCGTGTTGCGCGCCTCGTGTAGAAGCACCTCGCCGCGTTTCTTGGTGATACCGCACGCCGACACAAGCTCATTCCACGCCCGGTTGTCGTCACGCTGAGATACGGGCCTGCCATCGTCGTGATGCCACAACAAGTTATGCGGATTGTGACGCCCCGCCTGCTCCTGTTTGTAGACCTTCAATATCTCGACCAGAGCCTCGGTCATCGGCACAAAGCGCTCACTCGTCACGCTCTTGGGCCGCGTCCACACAAGGCTGCGATGGCACTCCCGATACTCGTAACCGGCAGGAAAATCCCACTTAGCTTGCGGGCACCACGCAGGACCACCCATATCGCAGGTACCGCCGCATCCGTGAACCTTGGTGTGGTTCTGCAACTGCCACGAAACATCCAATACGCCCTCATCCAGATAGACGCGATCCCATTCCATCCCGAGGCATTCAGCCTGCCGCGCGCCGGTAAGGAACGCGAACGCCCAACGCGACGCCAAATAGGGGCCAAAGGTCCGCCTCTCGTCCAGCTCAGCGGCGACCGTCAACATCTTCTTAGCCGTGAGCTGATCGTATGCGCCACGCTCCTGAGCCGTATATCCCGGCTTATGCACCAGTGCCACAACATTCTTAGGCACGACCTCTTCTTTCACGGCGTCGGCCACCGCGCGATTCAACACGACGTATGCCTTCTGAGCGCTACGGGGCGAATGCTCCTTTTGATTTGACCGAACCATCTTCCGCACGTGATCTGCCGTCAGCTTGTCGAGCCGGTGCGTCCCGATGTACGGGTTGATGTAGTTCCGAATCGTGGAGCGATAGTCACGCAGCGATTCAGGTTTCACCCGATCCTTGTGAATCTCATCTGTCCACTTGCGTAGCCATTCAGCAACCGTGTACCGATCCGAACTGTGCGGGTTCAGCTCACCCTTGGTTTGGGCGACGAGTAGGTCTCGCAGCTTCTCCTTGGCAAGTCTCTCGGTCTTGGCCGCGCGCCGGATTTGTCGGCGTTTTCCGTTCTCATCCGTGACATAGACGTAGGCGACGTGGTACCCCTTCGCGTCCACGTACAGGCCACCCAACCCCTTGTCGCGTCTCTTATTTTTTTCACGGCTGTCAGCCATCGTTAACTAGCCCCTCCGACTCGTAGGTCTCATCTATTGGTCTCATCTACCGGGAGAGCACGCTAGCGCTCGCTGACGCATAAATACTCCCCCACCTGCGATGTTGACACCAATCTATCAGGTGAGCTACTTACCACTACTACGGACTTTTAATCCGCAGGTCCCAGGTTCGAGCCCTGGTGGGGGCACCAGCAGCACCGCCGTCGTCACCGCCGTCAGGCAGTGAGCGGTAACCGGTGAGGGTGTAGTTGGCATCAAGACCGAGCTTGTCGCAGATGTCGTCTACCTCCTCCACCTTCCATCGGACGCCACCGAGGGTTCGGCGTGACAGCCAAGGTTGGCTTACACCAAGCTCTTTGGCCGCCCTGTTCACCGATAGACCCAACGCAACCAGCTCTTGCTTCAGTCGGATCGAAATAGCGCCGCGACGTACTGCACGGCGACGACACGCTCGTGAGCCACGTCGAACCGTTCCCGCGCGACAAGGACACCACCCCGACCGCGAGGGACCACCGGGACAGGCACCAGGGGGCACTGTGGCATGCCCTGGCACTCGGCCGGGTCAACGGACGCGCCAGCGACGAGCTCGACCGAATCCGCAACGCGCTGTCGACGACCATCCGCGACATGTGCGAGACGCGCGGGCTGGAGGTGCCCGAGTTCCGCACGAGTCCAAGGCCTCTGCCGATGGTCGTCGAATCGGATGCACGGCGACCGGCAGATCGGTTCAGCCTCGATTCGGCACCGCCGGCCCGGGCGGGCTCGTGTCGACGATGCTTCGTCACGTTGCCCACCTCGGCGGCCGGACCGCTGTGCGACGACTGCGACGGCGCCCCGGAGACGCGCGCACTCGACCAGTTTTCCGCGGAAAACTGGCGCGTCATCTACGCAGGAAGGCGCGGCGACGAGACGCATTCGATCGCGACGACGGCGCGCATGGCCAAGTGGCTGCACCGGCACGCGGCCAATATCGCGTTGCAGGAGAACGGCGCCGAGATCTGCGACGAGATCGAGCAGGTGTACCGGTCAATTACACGCGTGGTGAACCGCCCACCCGAGCCCATGATCATCGGACCATGCATCACCGACCCGGCACCCGACGAGGTGCTTGCCGAGCGGGGCCGCAAGGGCGACAACTCAACCCGGTGCGGATACGCACTCATGGCACCGAGCCACAGCGGCTCAATCGTGTGCCCCCAGTGCGACACCGCGCATTCGGTGGCCGACGTGCTGGCACGCAACCTTAGCGAGCTCGACGACCGCAACGCGACCGTGCGCGAACTCGTCGACGTGATACTCCCCCGCCTTGATGAGCACGTGCCGCAGTCGACCATCGAGCGGTGGATCAGACGCGGGCGGGTGCCGGTGCGCGGCCGGGACGCCCAGGGGCACCAGATGGTTCGCATTGGCGATGTGCGCACGGTGCGGGCGGAGCGGCCACGGAACGCGAGGGGCCTCACATAAAGGTGTTCAAGGCGTGGTCGACGCCTAGCCAACTGGAACCGGTTCCTGCGGCGTAGTTTTCATCGGCCAGCGCTTGGGCCGGAAGACGCCTAGCATTGGCGGGGTAGGCGGATTGGTGTTGTCTTGCGCCTGCTTGATGAAACCAGTGGAGATCGCCAAGTAGTTTGCGCGGCTGTCGAGGTCTTCCCAATCGGCCCCGTTTGCCCTTGAGATTCGCTCTGCGAAGACCCACACCAGTTTCGATACGGGCGAACCGGAAATAGCGATGGGATAGTGGTGCTCGATAATGGCCTGATCAGATTCGGGCACTTCCACATCATCGGCCGAATCAACGATGGGGTCAACGTTGTCCGGGTGGTGTGATCTGCTCATCTCACATACGGCGTACTTCGGCTCGGGGGTGAGGGGATACCACCCGTCATCCATGTAAGCCCGGATATCGGCCTGCCCGTGCTCATCGGCTACCAGATACCAATGTCCTGCCTGTAGCCTGCGCTCGCGTTCCATTGTGCCGCCTTCCATTTCAGATCCCCCACGAACCATATTTGCCGTGATACTTACACTGGCGCCGTCAGGCCGTATGCATATTTAGGGGAAATTCAGAATTGGCATTGAAGCCGACTAGGTGCGTGGGAGCGTGCCGCACCAGGTGATCATCGCCAGCGACAGATAAGACACGGTGCCGATCACCCGCGGTGATGTCAGTTGCGTGCAAAGCCACGCCAGCACGGGGCGTAGCCCTCTAAATATAGATTTTCGACGTTCTCGACCCACCACGTAGAGATCCAAACAAAGTGCTAGGACCATTCCCACTAACGCCAGCATGGTCATGAACTTCAATGGCTCACCCACGATCTGGCCTAGAAGATGATTCATCTCATCGTGCGTGACGCCCTTCTCAGGCGAAGGCATCATGGCGCCAGCTAGGGCTCCCCAGAAGGCAGCGAGTCCGAAGGTCGTGGCGCCGACCAAGAATTTCGCAATCTGCTTCACCCGCACCGTAAGTCGATTGTCGGGTATCAGTGGTCGAGGCGGGCAGTTCCATAGAACGACAGCCGCGAGCAGGATGATCGCCGCGTTTATGCCGGTTATCGCCGCAGTCCACCAGAACAGATCAGGGTGGACTTGTTTGAAACGAATGATGCGCGGAACGTAGTCCAGATTCGCCAAGGCAAACAGCAGGATTAACCCGCCAATTCCTGTAAGCATCCGTATGCCAGCCTTGGCTGCCCTTTCATCTTCGGTTTCATTCGAAATCGAAGTCATTTCCGCACCCCTAACTTCAACCATCACGTGAACGTAGCAAATGTGTCAGACCCTCGGCGTAGAACCAGAACATGGCACGCCCACCACGCGACAAGTTCCCTAACGCGTACGTCGGCGACCTCGTGCCCAACGGCAATCAGGAGTCTCGGTACTTGTATCGCAGCGCACGCACCGCGCTGTGGGTTCGTCCCAAGCGCTGGGCGGCCTCAATCACGGTCAGGTTGCGATCTAGCGCGATCTCGATATCGCTGTCGGTCCAGGGCGCCTTGTAGTTGACCGCCGTGTGCCGGGTGGCCTCTTGGCGTCGCTCCCGCTCTGCTTCGGCCGCGTCCCGGCACCGCGGACATAGGCATCCGTATCGGCTCACGCCCGTGTTGGTTCCGTGCAGATGTTCAGGGACCTTGCCCTGCAGGCGCCCCAGCCACCGCGCACGAGCCACAGTGACCGAATTGATCGAAGGCGGCAATCTCCGTAGGTGTGCGGGACTCATCGGCCAGGACAGCGATCTCATCCTCGGTCCAGAGGCGCTGCCGTATCGGCTCCGCGCGCGACTCGCGCGCCGGGATCAAACCCGAGGCCTTTTGGCGCTGCAGGTCTCGAATGTGCTTGATCGCCCTGAAGGAACGCCCCAACCGGCGGGCCGCTTCAGTGCGGGAAATCGACCGATCCAGTGCGATCGCGATCTCCTGTGGTGTCCATGACCCATAGCAGGCGATGTCGGTCTCGGCTACCTGCTCTAGCTCGGCAGCGCGACCACGTTTCTGGGCGAGCAGTTGCTCAATATCGCGTCCCCGGTACCGCTTTCGAGCCTTCTCCACCTGTAGCCGGGTGCGGCCCAACCTCGCGCCAGCCTCGGCGCACGATAGTGACCGGTCCAGCGCCACTGCCAGCTCGTCAGCGGTCCACCGCCGCTGAGCTACACCATCAGCCACACATGACAGGCTACTTCTGGGTCTCCGTACATACCGTGAACCGGCGCACCGGATGTGCAAACCCGCCGAAAAGACAGCGGCTGGTATCAATCGTATTGAATAAGATCGTTATTGGCCGTTCTCGGTTCGGCAGATTTTTGTCATCACATTCGGCCCGGACAACCTTGTCCGGCGCGACGCTGATGCAGCCCTCACTCGTCCATGCGTAGTCCATGCAGGCAGTCCATTCGCCCTGCGGACTGCCCAAGTAGAATCGTCGGTCTGCGTCGTTGACGCATTGGTCAGGGAAGCCGACTCTCTGGATGACACGGTAGTTCGCATCTTGGGAGTCACAGTCCACTTTGTTTAGCGTGACGCTGCCGGGTTTTCCCTTGAGGTAGACGCAGGCTCCGATAGGCGCCTCTTCGCTTCCCTGCTGCGTCATTTCCGCCTCAGCAGGTATTTGTCCCGGGATCTTTGCGAAATCCACCGGACCTGACGCTACGGAGGTACGGACTGTCGTGGCGCCCGTCCCTGATGGCTCCGTGCTTGAGCATCCCGCTACTGAGAGTACGACCATCCCAGCGATCAAAGATCCGGTCTTGGCAAACATTCTCAGCGTTCCATCTTTCTCTCGATCGACACGGCCGCGATCACCGTGACCACAAAGATAACGATTTCGCCTATAACCACACCTTTGAGGCCTAATAGCGGATAGGTGAGCCACCACGCAGCGGCAATTGCACTATTCAAAAGAGTGAGGCGCTTGAGGGCGGTTTTCTTCTCCATCTGACGCACTCTATTACTCGTCGGTCTTCCCAGTGCAGATCATCCAACGGTCACCGTCCTTAATAAAAACCTGCTTCTGCGGAAAGGCGCCGGTACCGCCGTTTTTCTCATCATTGGCGTAGCGAATTTGAACCAGCGCAGTGGCCTTGGTTGACGATTCCAGGTGAACATCGGTGATGGAGTCGAGGGCCATCGCCCCATCCTGAACAAGAGCATCCTTCAAATCTCGGTCGGGCGATCTTGTTTTTGCTACACGCGAATCCCTCAGGCTTGGGCACATCGAACCTAGATACCGCTGAACGTCCCCGCTGTTATAGGCCTCAACATACCCCCGGACGGCCTTCTCTACCGCAGGGACTTCCCCCGCACCCTCTTCGGGGGCGGAGCATCCCACCAGCACGGCCACGGCACCAAACGCGACGGCATATCTCCTCATAAGCTGCTTGCTCATACACAGAACCCCGAATGATCAGCGTAATACCCGGCAGGGATACCCGCACGCACGCGCAGGCAACCAGTGCCGTCGCCCGCACGGTTGATGGCATTGATAAGAAAAGCCCAGCTGGCGGTATTCGCCAATCCGCATGCGCCACCCACATACGCGTTAGTTTTAGCGCCGACGACAGTGCACAGGATATAGCCGCTTACCGCCGGAGCAAGAGCAGTAAGTGCTGCGTTGTCCTTAAGCCACTTCGTTACGTTCTTGTGGAAATAGACCGAGCATGAGGTGATACCGCAGTCCGCCGTCGAGTTCTCCGAGAGCCACTTCTTCAACGGCTCCAAAGCACTGTCAATGGCCTCTTCTTTGGCTTCATCCATCTTCTCGTCGACGTACTTTTTGAGCACATCCCGCCACAACTGATCCAGCGGATTGTCCCCATCAGTGAATTGCTTAAGAACCGGTGGGTTACAGTCCGGGCAAATCGGAATACTCGGGTCCCGACCAGGCTCGAGGCGCGCATTCACCAAGGCGCCCCCTGCCGCACCGATCAGCGAGACCGGCACACTTCCCGACTGCAGCACATCAGACGCCAGACTGCACCTCTCGGAGAAATCCCGAATTCGATCACTATCGCGCTCCTGCCCCGGCTGCTGCTGTTGTGTCGGGGCTTGACTCGGCTGCTGCTGACCCTGCTGAGGCTGGTTGCCTTGCTGAGGCGCTTGAGCGTCCGGGTTGGGCTTACCGGGGCCTTGGGTGAACCCGGGATTCGTTTGATAGTCAGGAATCTGATTCCCATGAGCGGGCTGATCCCAGCCCTGCTGAGGCTGTTGCGCGCTTTGCTCACCCGGCGCCTGTTGCGGGGCACCTTGAACCCCGCTGTTATAGATGCTGATTCCGCCATTCTGATCTAGCGGCGGCAAGTTGTTTCCACCCTGATAGTCGGGCATCTGCTGAGGCGCAGAAGGTGGCTGAAACTGACTTCCATTCATTCCTCCGGGCCCGCTGCCAGGCCCGCCTGTTGGGCCGCCAGTGGGATCAGCTGCCACGGTCGCGACCGCCGAAAAGCCGCTACCAGCGACGGTGTGGCCGTCGATAACCTTCGCTCCACCGACAGCCAAAGCGACAATTGCCACCAGCGCCGAGGCTCGCCGCAAACCCGCTGGCATCGTCCAACGCTCCTTCATGACCATGAATACAACCGCCCCTTTCAGCCGACGCTGAACGCGCCCCTGGGCAGATCATTACACACATATGGTTGCCATGTCGAGAAAACCCCAGCTAAAGAGTTAGCCACTTCAGCACGGGCTTGCATCTCCGCTGGTAGACACAGCATGAAGACCCTCGCGCGGTACCGCGATCTTGGAGCAACATCGACCATGGGACGCCACGTCTCGCTCGGCGGGTCGGACCGTGTTCGCCAGATCTTCATCTTCTGCCCGCGATCTAGCCGTCATGTCGGACTCTCGGCGTAGAACTCGCCCATGGACGCCCGGAAGGCCATTCGTGAGGTCATCGAGAGCATCGGCGCCGAAGGTCAGACCGAGACCATCGTGTACACGCAGGCGCAGGTCGCCGACATCGTCGCCTCGATACTGCCCGACGCCCTCAAGTCCAGGGGCCACGTGGTCATCGCACTACCCGAGGTCGAGACCTACGAGTCCGGCCGGCAATATGTCCGAGTACCGATCACCGCACAACCATGGTCTGACGGCGCCGTTCGCATCAGCCCGCACGGCGACCAGGTGGCCATTCGCAACGTGCCCGACAAGCTGCCCGTGCAGGACGCGCCAGCGCTGGCCTCAGCACTCATGGCCGCGCACACCCTGTGGCGTCGCGACACGCGAAAGCGCCGATATCGCAGGCCTGACCTGCACGTATGGCAAAATGAGTCCCAACATGTCGGTGGGACAACTATATCCACCGCATGAAAACCCCAGCCTAGCTGGGGTTTTCGTCGTTTCGAGGCTCTGGCGGTCAGCTACCGCCGTCGCACCCACCACCGCCGTCACTAAATCCGCCGCTGTCGCAGTACCCGCCGCCACTGCCTCCGCCGAATCCGCCGAAGAAGCCAAAGGTTCCCGTGTCGGCCCCGGCTCCCGGGCTATACCCAGGCGCACCGTCCGAAACGCGACGACCGCCATGATCTGGCCCCCGAGGGCTCGCTTTGCGGACTAACTGCCAGCAGAGGTACCCGAGTAACACCGCAAACGGCGTCAGCGCGATCAGCCCAATGCTCACTGCAACCACTCCTTGCATCTGGCAGCCACTTTGCTGACGTTCTTCTCATTATGGACTGGCCAGAATCTCAACGCCGGGCAGTAGGTCACCAGCTCAAGACGCCGCTGGGCGGGCAATCTCTTGACCTGGACAACTATGTCCACCGTATGAAAACCCCGGTCTAGCTGGGGTTTTCGTCACTACTCCTGGGCTTCGGCCCTATGGTTCCGACTTCAATGAGTATCTCGCCTGCCTTGTTGAGGACCCTGAACTCGTCGAATCGCGGTAGGCACACAACGATGCCGCGATCAGAGTAAGCGATTACCTCCGGTACACCATCTCGAGTGATCATCGGCCTACCAGGTAACACGTACTCGATGAGCGCATCGTCGCCGCTAGGAAGCTGAACATGGTCACCTATCGGTTCTATCGCTAGTTCCCAGCTGGATTCGGATTGACTCTTCACGCGAATCCGCCCAGTAGGTTTGCCATCAAAGATTCCTGTGGCGTCCCCGGCCTCCGACTCGGATCCCAGGGCGGCATTTGAAACGTCACGGCGCCGACGATCTAGCACCCAGCGCCCGACGCCGCGGGCCGATTGCCAACCGAGATAGCCAAACACCACCACAACCGGCGTCAGTGCCATCAGCCCAACGCTCACTGCAACCCCTCCCTTGCACATGACCACTACTTTGCTGACTTTCTTCTCACTATGCACTGGCCAGTTCATTTACGCCAGGCCGCCAGTCGCCAGAGCGACCCCGCCATAACGCTGGCAGCCTCCAAAGGAGGGCACACGCGCTGTGAACCAATCCCTAGTCGACCTGCTCACTCGCACGTTCGCTTCGGGAGCCCTTCAACATCCCGGCAACGCAAACAGTCCCGCACGAGTGATTCCGATTCCCGGCTTCCGGGCGACCGGTATGCCTGAAGACCAAGCGCAGGAAATGATCGGCCAGGCCGCCAAGCTCTGGGCCGAGGCCATCGAGTCGGTCATCGATGGCGAATTCGACGTACTCACCAAAGCCGATGCGGCACAGCTGCGCCAGGACGCCGCAGAAGCGCCGGACGGCACCCGAATCGTCACGCTGTACGACCGCACCGACCACCAGCGCGCCACGCCCTTGTTGGTGCTGACGGTCGGCAAGACCGACGACGTGACGATCGATGCCCGTCAACTACGAAAGTTCCTAGCCCAATGAGCAATATCAAGATCACCGTCGACGGCAAGGTCCTCATGGACACCGACCCAGGTAAGTGGCGTTCCACGCCGCCGGATATCCCCGACCTTAAGCGCCAATCCGGCGGGCAGGATTGGGGTCTGGCCGTGATAGTCACTCTCGCACAGGCGGGCACGCTGGCCGAGCTGGGCCAGCCCACTGGGAACACCACGATGACCATCACTACCCGCGCCAACGGCTGGACGCTGGATGTGGAGCAGGACGGCAGCGAGCCATCCGTCGCACCCGGGAAGGGTCGTGCCTGCGCCCACTGCACCGCCAGCGCACGCCGAGGCCGATACAAGCGCTGGGCGCCAAGGATTTTCGTCGGATGTGGTGATCATGGAACCCTATGTCGCCGAGGCCCGACCATAAGGCCAGCACCACCGATCGCGGTCTGGGCTGGAAACTACGGACTCTTATGCCGCCTTCCGCTCAGGCTCGACTGGGGCCTGAGCGGCTGGCAGCTGGCGAATCTGCGGATCTTTTGCGCAATCCTGCGGACTTTTAATCCGCAGGTCCCAGGTTCGAGCCCTGGTGGGGCACCAGATCATCCGTTGCAATCAGCGGGAGCAGGAGCCTTACCAGGCCGTCGACCGGCTCATACCGTTCGGCCAATGACTTCCACGGCCGAGAACACCACCGGGACGCACCCGCCCCAATCCCGTCCCGTGACGTTCCGGCAGGCGTTCTTCGTCGCGTTGACCGCAGGCCTCGGGTACGGGTTCGACTCCTACGCGGTGAACATCTACGGCCTAGTGCTACCGGAGATCAAGGACACACTGCACATCACCGAGGCGCAGGCCGGGTACATCGGCTCGATCTTCCTGCTCGGGTACACCATCGGCACCGTCGGATTCGGCCTCGCCGCCGATCGCTGGGGCCGGAAGACCACCCTCGGGGCCTCGATCCTGCTGTATGGCATAACCACCGCCCTGGCCGGCCTGACCACCAATGTGGCCGCGTTCACCGGGTTGCGCTTTTTGACGGGTGTGGGCGGTGCCGGCGAGCTCGCGGTCGGCGCGCCCTACACCGCCGAGGTGTGGCCGGCCAAGACACGGGCCATCGGCGTTGGTGGCGTGATCTTTTCGCTCTTCTCACTCGGTTACGTCCTGGCCGCCGGGGTCGCACTCGTATTGGTCCCGCGGTTTGGCTGGCAGGCGGCATTCATCGTCGCGATCATCCCCGCGGTGGTGCTTTTCCTTGCCCGCCAAGGCATCAAGGAATCGCACCGCTACACCCAAACCAAGGCGCGCGTCCAAGGCCGTGCCACCAGGCCGAAGCTGTGGCATGTTCCCGGAGTACGGCGGCGCCTCGTCGTCGGCTGGCTCGTCTACACCGCCAATGCGGTCGGCTACTGGGGCATGACCCTGTTCTTGACCACCTACATCGTCAAGAAGTTTCATGCCACCTCCATTGACGCGATCCGTTACGCCCTCGCCTTCTTCCTGCTACAGGCTGTGTTCGTCTTCATCGGCACCGCACTGGCCGACCGGATCGGGCGGCGACCCTCGGCCGTCCTCGGCGCCCTGATCGAAATCGCCTCCACCGCATTGGGAGCCACTTCGGACACCCTGCCGGAGTACCTGGTGTTCGGCGCCATCTCCATCGCCACCTTGGGCTGGCTGTGGGGAGTCGGTGACACCTACGTCGCCGAACTCTTCCCCACCGTGCTACGCGGCACCGGGTTCGGCATCGCCGTCGGCGGCGGCCGCGTCGTCTCCATCGCGGCGCCGGCCCTGGTGGGCTGGGCCATCACGCATTACGGAATCCAAACGCCCTACCTGGCTCTCAGCGGCCTGTGGATACTGACGATCATCGGATACCTGCTTGGACCGGAAACCAAGGGTAAAGAGCTGGAAGACCTTGCCGACGAGGCGCTTACCGAGGATCTGCCGGGCTGA